AGCCTTTACTCATTGCATTGCCAGCAGTTGTTAGCATGATTTGATACATTTTAGAATACCAACCAGTACCTGTAATACCTTTGTATTCGTCAATTTGTTTTTTGTTTACGAAAGGACAATCGCGATAAGATGTCCATGTATAATTTGTATTATTAAGTTGATTTCTTTTTCTTTCCAATAAAGCCTTTTGTATTGCTGGTGGAAATTTATCGAACATTGTTTGATTAGGTTTAACGTATGGATGATTTTCCATAAGTGTTTTAGGATTCATAACTTCGCCATCATGAGAAAATATAAAGTTAAAACTATTTTTATATTGAGCTGGAACATAATACATTCTACTTAAATCTTTTGTTTGAGCATCTGCAATATCGCCAATCTCTTTGTTAAGAGCAAACCAAAAATGTTTAATATCATCTTTACCTACATGTTCAGTTAAAGGAAATACTAATCTAAATTTTGGAGCTTCAACTGTAGATGAAGCAGTTGAATAGCAAATGTATCTATATTGAGAATACTTTGCTTCGATATCTTTTAAGTCTCCTGTAAAGTCATCAATATCTAAAATACCAAACCCACCCCATGCAACTACATTATCATTTGCACGAGTTGTATCAGGCGTATATATTGCTGGACTAATTAAAGGAGCGTCCTTTTTTGTAGGATACTTTGTTGATTTAGCAAGGCGAAAAAGAATAGCCTCGAACTCGTCGAAACTATTATAATCCATACGCTTTACTGTTTTGTTATCGTATATACTATCAAATATTGTTAAGCTTACCATGATTGTCGCTGTGGTCTGGCCCTTCCCAACCTTCCGGTTTAATTAAGTCTGGTAATCCCATTGGATTTGGTCTTTCTGGTTTAACACCTACTTCTTTTGCTAAGTTTGCTTTAAGGATTTCATCCCAAGCTTTATGAGCATCGACACCAAATGCATCAAGTGTTCCAATTGCTACTACACATAAATCAATAAGACCATCAACTATTTCTTCGGCATCCATACCTACAAGAGCAGCTTCTGTTTCACTAAGTTCTTCTTGTAAGAAATCGATTCTAAATTCTAAGTATCTTTTAAGTTGGTCTGGATTCTTTCTATTATCATGCATCCATTTATGAACACCATATTTGTATTGCATTTCATTTATATCTTTTACCCAGTCTTTGCTCATGTTACGATTTTTCCTGTTGGTATTGTAAGTCCTGTATCCATTTGTCTGATTTGATTAACTAAATCTTCTATTGGTTCTACAACGAATACAACAAATCTTTTATCTATATCTATGCCATCTTTAGCTTTTGTATAAGCCATGAATGGCATGAAACCGATTTTGCCTTCTCCAGCTGGAATAAGCGAATAACCATCTTTGATTGTAATTGAATCAGAATGTTCTTCAACTTTTCCTATTACTTCCTCTCCTGAGGATAATCTAACTAACTTCATATTTTTCTCCATAGTAGTATATTATAACACATTTTCAGTGTTTTGTAAACGATTATTTTTAAAAAATATTCCATTCTTTTCTAAAAACTCTCTCTTCATTGTTGACATATTAAGTATGCCGTCTTTTAAACTTTTTGATTCTGTAAAACCGTACGGTTCTATTTTATCTATCCAATATTGTAATGGTTGTGGATTTAAATGAACTCCACCAGGAACATCACTTGCTGTCATTACTATATACTTATCACAGTTTTGAGTTAATGTTTTTACATACTTATCAGCAAATTCTTCTGGTATATGTTCAGCAACTTCTACACTCCATACAACATCAAATGGTTTGTGAAATACTACAGGTTTAATACACAAATTTATTAATGCACAATTTTGCACATTACCTATAACTGTTTCATCTACATCAATTCCAAATGCTCCCATGCCTAAATCAAGAGCATGCTGTACTTGTGTTCCAGTAGAACATCCAACATCTAAAAGCGTTGTACATCCTATAGAATGTAAATACTCAATTGCTCCTCTATCATCATGAGTAATGCCTCCATTACCTCCAGCATAAGATGGTCTTTTCCACACCATTAGAAAAAATCCTCCAGGCTTGCTACCTCTGCTGAAGACCAGCCAATAGCTTCCAGGACCGGCTCAATCGGGTCAAGGAATGTTTTTTGAAACTGTAGTTCATGGTCAATGTATTTTCTTAAGCCAAACTCATCTGGAAGATAAGATGGGAAAGCAATTACATTTTCATGTATTGAATTTGGTTGACGAAGATATAAGAACTTAATCTTTTCGCCATTGTTTATAAGTTCGTATTTCTTATTGAGCGCCATGTCTCCTATTAGCTTATTGTAAAGGATTGCGCCACGAACATGAATAGGAGTACCTTTTTTATAGAGAGTATTCCTGTCTTGAAACTTCTTAACTTGAGTTACGCCACGTGGGAATGCAATCTGGTCTGGGTCAAGAGTTTTGAAATAGTTTTTAAACTGTTCAATAGCTTCTTGTACTGACCTTTCGTCTTTTTCCATAATGACTTTGAATATCTCTTTAAGAGCATCCCTGCATGGTTCTGGTGTAGATGACTTGATAGCTTCAATACCCATAATCTTTAGCTTAGGTTCAGCATATCTTACGCCTTCGTTATCATGGACATTCATAATATATCTTTTCTTTGCTGTCCAAAGAGCACGGTCTGCGATAGCTTCACGTTTCATTACCATACGATTGTTAACACCACCAAGCATTCCATATAATTCATCATATGACTTTTCTAGCTCTGGCTCAAGAGCTTCGCTGCAAACTTTGTCTAGGAAGTCAATTGTATTTTCAGGTTTGAACTTTTGTACGAAATCATCTAGGCATACATACAACGAATCTGTGTCGATTGCAATGACAAAGTCTTTCCATTTTTCAGTTTTGAGCACTCGATTAAGATAGGAGTTGATGGCGTATTCGGCCCATCGAATTGTAAGTTGTCCGGTAAGGGTAATGGCTTCTGCAATTCTTTGGTCAAAGAACCTAAAATACCTATTCCCAAGAGCACCATAGAGAGAATTAAGGAGAATCTTAATCGACATTTGTCTGTTCTCGGCGATAGCGATATCTCGTTCGATTCTGTATATTTCTTGTTTATCATTTTTATCTGCGGTTTGTAGTTGTCTTTGTGCATCAATCATTTCTTGTTTGATATCAACACGCTCTTTATACATTTCATCGATAATGAATGGTATTATACCTGGTTTATTTGTGTTGAAATATTGACCATTAGCTGCCAAAGCTTTACCGTTATTGTTAGGCTTTTCAGATTTGGTAAGTACATTTTCAATATCGAACTGTGTAATCTCTCCATTAGCAATAGTTTCTGGCGACATATTATATTGCATAATAATCGACGGATAGAGAGAGTTTAAATCAAAAGATACAACATTATCATGTATGCCAACCTGCGGCTCTTTGACAAAGCCGCCAGGATACATGGTCTTTGTTTTATCTTCAATAAATGGTACAACAATATTATTAGCAAACAGTCTGCGATAGATAATCGTATCCCATATCAATGTTGTGCCAAATGTATCATTGTAATTTACTCCACCTTTATATGCCATTGTCATACAAAGAGTAATCAGGCCAAGCTTATCTTCGATTCTATCAACTAACTCAACGTCTTTGATATTATAGTCAATAAACTTTTGATGATTGTTTTTGTAAAGAGTATGTAGGTTTGAATATTCTTCGTATGAGAGTTTCTTTTCTCCAAGTACGACATGAGCAATATGGTCAAGTTTATACGATTCTTGTGGACCATACGAATAGCCAAACTTTTTAAATAGGTCAAGGTAATCTAGTTGAGATATACCTTTGAGTTCATAAGCTGTTTGAGTCCTTCCCATCTTGGTTATTTCTTGTCTGTCAATCATTCCCCAAGGACTCAGTCTTTTGACGTAAGCTTCGCCAAGCATACGATTGATTCTATTGACAAGATATGGAATATCAAAGAACCTTGTATTCCAACCAGTGACTACATCAGGACAATATTGCTGGGAAGACCAATGAGTAATAAAGTTAATAAGCAAATCATCTTCACGTTCGAATCTGCGATAGACAACCATATTGTCTTTCATATAAGATTTGTCTGAGTCATATTCGCCTAAGCCCCACACATAGTAAGTATTGCCAATGTTATTCTTCATTGCAATAGAAATAATTTTGTGGTCAGCCTTTTGTGGCTCTGGGAATCCGTCATCGGAGGCAACCTCGATATCGATTGTCGTTACGTTGATTTTGTTTCTATCGAATTCGATATTACCAGGATAGTAATCATTAATGAATGCTGGTATGTATTTTGTATTTCCATAAATCTTTTTGCCAGATACGTGTTTGTTTGCTGTCACGTATTCGTTGGCTGACCTCATGGACTCGAACCTCTTACCAGCATTTGCAATACCAACTGGAGTGCCATCAAGAGCTTTCCATTCAGTTGGAGTATTGGTTGTTGTAAAAAGGATTGGTTCGTATTTGACTTTCTTTTCGATACGTCTTCCGTGGTCATATCCTCGTAAGAGAATCATATTACCATATCGAGACACGTTAGTATAGAATTTCATCATAAGTATATTATATCATATTTCATCGTAAATGTAAACGATTTTTTTCAAAAGGTTGGGGGAAATTTCTTTCCCCCGCATGATTGTGTCAATGAGTCCTAAAAACTTGCTACTTGAGCAATCATTATGGCTGGTGCTAATCCTAAGATTAGTATCGCCACAAGAGTACTAAATGCAGCTGTTTTTAAGGTCTCGGCAACGTCATCATATTTCTCCATATAATGGATTATATGTTTCATGTTGTTCTCCAGTAAATAGTTTATTACTTATCTACTGGGTTGTCGCTGCTCGCCAGTTTACCCTTTCAGGTATTCTTTCTTCTTTGATGCCCCAGCAGACCCTAATTGAATCTTCCTAGGACGCTTCTCTTCTGGAAGTTCTACTCTAGCATACACTACGAGTATTCCATCCTTCAAATCAGCACCGTCTATTACGACAAATTCAGAGAGTCGGAAGGACTTCTCAAATTTGCGGGACGATATACCTTTATAAGCATATTCACGCTCAGTTGGCTCCACCTCACCTTTGATTTTAAGAATGCCATCTTTAAGTTGGATATCAATATCCTCTTCCTTAAATCCAGCAACTGCTAACTCGATGAGAAACTTTTCATCATCGATTTTTACAACGTTATGTGGTGGATAGTTATCATTTCCAGACCTGGCACTTTGATGAATCCTTTCTAAGTCTTCAAATAAAGTATCAAATCCAACGAATAGTGAACGTGGTACGTTCAAAGTATTTCTTACCATTTTAATTCCTCCTATTTATAGCAAGGTTATACGGAACCGGTCCAATACCGCATTCCATTTATATTTATACTAGTTTATCTACCAGTTTAAATAATTCTTTATTTAGTAGCTAATTTAACTACTTTGTTTAATCTGCCTGATTTCATCATTTTATGAAATTGTTTCCAGGCTTTTCTAATTCTTTTCTCCATTATTGCTATTCCCTATATTATATTTAGGGCATAGTTCCCATTGAGATTTTTCCTTAAACGGAATCACCTTAATTTGTCTCAATGGTGCTAAATCTCTAGCTGATTCTGGATTGACTATACTTACGAGTCCCCAATCAGCAAGTAATGTTGCAATTGTATTTCGACGTTGTACATCGTTTTCTAACAAACTAGATGGCTTTCCATCTAGTAAAAATAGTTCTTTAAAATGAACTATAAAATATCTACCTTGCTTATGCAAGATATGACATGATTGGAACAGTTTTTGGTCTTTTCTAGACGCTACACCAATTCTAGTTAACGTTTCTCTTATTTTTAAGAAATCGTCTGGTTCATTGAGAGAAACCTCAAGCATGCTGCTCGGAGTCCAATCAGTAATTTGTATGTTATCGTTTTCCACCTTTATAAATCCTTTGTTTCAGTTGTTCAATTTGTTCATTACTCATTAATGATAATGCAGATTTAGCCTTTTCATTACTATACCCATAATATTCTTTGATGAGTTTGAGATTGTCTATATCACTGGCCTTAATCCATTTGGACCATCTCTTTTTCTTTCTTATTATATTTATAAAAAAATCGAACTGAACGCGATGGTCTAGGTGATGATATCGGTTCATTTCATTTGCATATAAAATAGTATCCTTAAAGAAAGATAATCCACGATTGATAATAAATGGATTGTATTCTTTCTCTGCAATATCATCAACCATTATATCTTTCTTGGTTTCATTGATTGCTTTTAGATATTCAAAAGGATTCATTAGCTAATAAACTCATTTTTAGTTTTGATATATTCTTCTGCAGAGGCTCTTGAATCAAAGGTTCTTTCTGCAACAATTACTTTTTCAGAATTGTATTTAACTGCTCTATACCTTTCAGTTTCGAATCCTTCATAATGCACTGTGACAATATGCCAATCATCTGCTTGTTCTTCTACTATTTTACCTCCAATAGGTACTGGTCTAAATGTCTTCATTTAAATTTTACTCCTGCCATTACTTCAGTTAAGCATGCAACCATATTAAGTTCATGGTCGGCAACAAAACTATTTTTATATTGATAATCAGCCAAGATAAGTACCAATTGAGGCACTGAACCTGGCTCCACATAGTCATTCATACTATCGTATAACTTACGAAACATTGATGCTG